GGAGATGTTTCAAACTCTTCCTTATTGCTTCACATCCTACCACCTCTCCCTGCATATCAATATTCTCACTCGACGCTACTCCATATATTATCCTCTTACCGTTTTCCTCTTTAATCCCTGCTTTTTCTATGGGAACAAAAAACTCAAATTCGTTCAACATTTGCACTCCTTATATTATAATTCCGTGCCTACAAATATTCGCAGGCACAATATTTTCCTTTATAAGTCAATGTTTGCGGTTGCTATTGAACTTTGCAACGCTCCGCCGTGGCTTACAACAGCGTCGTTGATGTCAGCCTTGATTTCGTTCAGCATATCCTGCATCTTCTTGAGTTCAAACTTTATTGCTTGAAGATTCGGGTCAGCATTCATATTATTTTCGTGTTTAAGACCCGACGGTGCGTCTATCGGTAACTTGTCTACCATTTCCATTCACCCCCCTTTGAAATTCAACCTAACAAAAAAGGCCAATAGCGTTTCGTCGCTATGGCCTTGTAATTCGCCCTCTCGACCTCTTTACTAACAACTTACTAACAACTTATCCACATTTCCTCTATGACCTGATTATACCACAATATATTGTGTTGTCAAGTCCTTTGCTTAATTTTTTTGTCTTGACATTTTTGTAAAAATATGGTATACTTATTAAGGACTGGAGAATAAAATGAAACGAACTTACAAATTTAGAATATATCCCACAAGGGAAACCGAAAAACAAACCAATATTGTTCTTGAACTTTGTCGTCAAATATACAATCTTTGCCTTGAACAACGTAGAGATACTTGGAAAAATTTGCAGAAATCTGTTACTCGTTTTGACCAAATATATCAACTCCCTGACCTTAAAAAAGAATATCCTGAATTCACTCAAATCCCTTCGCAAACCTTGTATAATGTTGTTGATAGAGTTAATCTTGCTTTTCAAGTTTTTTTTCGTAGAATTAAACAAGAGCAAAATCCAGGATACCCTCGTTTTAAAAGTTTTGGTAGATATGATTCTTTTACTCTTACACAAGCAGGATGGAAAATTCAAAGAAGTAATCTTTTTATTAAGAAAATTGGTAAATTTAAGGTTAAATTTCACCGACAAATTGAAGGAACTATTAAAACTGTTACTATTAGTAAATCCCAATCCGGCAAATGGTTTGTTTGTTTTTCCTGTGATAATGTTTCTGAAAAGAAACTGCCAGCAATTCATAAATCCATTGGTATTGATGTAGGTTGTGAAAGTTTTCTCACTGACAGCAATGGGTTTAAAGTAGAAAATCCAAGATTCCTTAAGCATAGTGAAGATAGATTTAAGGTTCTTCAACAGAAAATGTCTAAACAATCTTTGAAATCTAATCGCCGTAAAAAGACTAAACAGTTGATTGCAAGAGTATTTGAAAAGATTACTAATCAGCGTCTTGACTTCCATCATAAAGTTGCAAAACATTATGTGGATAATTACTATACTATTTGTCACGAAAAGATGAATGCGTTTACGAGTTTCAGAAATCTCAATAGGAGCATGAGAGATGTTGCTTGGTTTCAGTTCTTCAATATACTTCACTACAAAGCGGAAGAGGCTGGTAGAGAAGTCATTGAAGTTCCTGCCAAAGATACCTCTCAACGGTGTAGCGGTTGTGGAGAGATTGTTCCCAAATCTCTCGGTATTCGTGTTCATAACTGCCCTCACTGTCACACACTCCTTGATAGAGACTTTAATTCTGCACTCAATATTTTACGGCTCGGTGCGAGCCGACAGGGTAAAAGCAACTCTCCAGTTGATTCACCCTGTAAAATTCTTATCTTTTGATAAAGAATAGTTCACCAAGTCTTTATTTAAAATAACCATACTATCCGTTTTTGCCAAGATTTCCAACTTCACTTCCTGCCTGCAAAATGGACATATCTCCCAAACTCCATCTGATTTCACAATTATTATATTATTCCTAATTACGAGTTCGCCATTAGGACGTTTAATAATAAGCGTGTGCTTGCAAGACGGACATTGGGTCATCAATCCCTCCTAATAATCAACGGTCTAACCGTTAGACTTTTATTGAGGTTGTAAATAAAATGAGAAAATGATTTTTCCCAATCCGCCTTTTCGTATTTCAAATAGGTTTCCATTCCTGGCGTTACCTGAACAGGGCTTTGTGAAAATTCTGGTAACATACCTGATTTCGGTAATGTCAATATCGTTATTTCGTGTTCACCAACAGGTTGAGTATTCATATTAACCTGCACGGAATCTTTGAACTTGCCTCCAGACCGAATATCCGGAACATCCCAAGCATTTTTAAGTGATGTTTTTGAACCGGTCTTTCCATATTTATAGAATATCCCTACAACCCGTTTCTTTTCCTCATCGCTTCTTGGCTGAAAAACAATAGTGTGTTCTACTGACTTGGCAAAAGGTCGTCCACGACTATAATCATTATCTTTTGTTTCTTTATTCATTAAATATTTCGGGTAATCATCGTATGGGTTGCCTTTCAAATCCTCATATTTTATACCATCTTCTTTATCCCAATCTTTCCAAACGAACTTTGACCCACGTTGTAAAACAGCATAGGGAACGTCGCCTACTTCGTCTCTTACTTTTGATAAAAGTTCTGCTGTATGTTCCGGATGAGAATTATACATAGAATAGGAAATGGTCAAAGGGTCTTTCAGGAATGTCTTATTAAAACCTTTTTGCTGAACCTCGTATCGAGCATAATTATAACCTGTTGCCTGCTTTGTTTTGATAATAGCATCGCCAATTTTCTCAATATCCTTGCTGACAAATTCGTGAAAATCCTGCACAAGATTCTTGGTAACACTATTAAAATCCTTAACGTATTCCTTAATTGCTTCCTCGCCGGATTTCTTACCGTGAGTATCTTTCTTGGTAGGCATTACGAATTTTTCCACTTTTTCTTGCGGTTCAACTTTTGGCGTTTCCTTTTCTTTTGCCGGAACTGTCAATTTCGGCTGTTCCTTTGTTTTGGCTGGTTCTTTTTCGTGCAACTTTGTTTCCGAACTGTATTCTTTTCCCTGTGCGTCCTCATACCAGTAAATCCACTTTTGGGTTTTAGGGTCTCTTTCACGCCTCTTATATTTATGCCCTGGCCTTTCCTTACCGTAAGACGCACTATGTCCACCGACTTTAACAGGCGGAACAGCAGGTGGGGTCAAGGCTTTCTCAATTATCAATTTAGGATTTCTTAACATATAGTTTTACCTTTTTCTTTTTACGTTTACCAACATTAAATTCCTCACCGTATTCTTTCTTAACCCCACGTAAGGCTCTCTTCGCCTCAACTTGGAGAATTAAATGAGGCAAAGTTTCTATCTGTTTATTCAATGAGATAATATAATCCGTAAAGTCCGTTTTATGCGTCCTGATTTGTCCCATTTTATTTTCCCCCTTTTGTTATTCCTATTGAAAAATAACAGCGACACCCTGGATGACAAGGTATAACCCCTGGCAACCAATTTTTTCTATCTAATCCGTAATTTGTTTTTCCTGCCCACGTATAATTCTCATTAGTAATAATTGTAGGATTCGTTGGTGCATTTTTCCTATATATAAATTCACGACCATTTATCAATTTCAAACATTCAGGGCAAGCACCTGCCAACGAATGCCCTACAATCATTTCCTCTTCAACTAAATTAAGAAAGAAACCCATTATTGCCATCCGTGAATTTTCAGTAATGGCAATTAACCGCCAATTTTTGTTAATTTTCTCAAACTTTTTATACAGTTCGTGTGCTACCTGTTGAGCCGGTATCTTTCCTAAATACGACTGAATTAACGTTGTCCTGATTTCTTTCCGTGCATCGTCCTGAATCCCTTTTATATAAGTTCCAACGTCCTGATAAGCGAGGTCAATCGCTTTCTTGGTATCAGCACTTGCCGGAAACGCTATCTTTGAAATATCAGCCATAAGGTCATCAGGAACATTTGCATCCTCAATTTTCTTGGCCGAGAAATCTATATTAGGAACGTCTTTCAATTCGTTAATGTTCTTACCTTTTCTGGAATATAAATACAGCATAATACCAAGGAACACCACTACCTGTGACCATGTGCTTACCTTGGTATCAACAGGCTTAAATGCGTCATTGATAACATCATCAATGAACTGCATTTCTTTTTCTTTTAATGACTGTTCGGGGTTATACACGACCTGATTTCCTCCAATGTAATTCTTACGCCTTTTTTAAGTTCCTCATCCGTAACGTCCAGTATCAATCCAGTATTCATTGTGTTGCATATCCCAAACTGCCAATAAGCCCCTCCTGACGTATGTTCGTGGAACAGCCTTAAAAGACTTATCCCATTATTAAGATGTTTAAGTTTAACAACGGCTTTTCTTAAATATTCATCAACTTTAAGCGTATTCAAAAACCAAGTTTTCCGAATTTTAGCCTTTTCACGGGTCTTACAAACAACAATATATTTCTTATGTTTTTCATCCCACACAATCCACGCCCTGCGTTTTAATTTCCCATTCTCTATTGATGTGATTTTCGCTCCAAACATACTACATCCCCCTTCTTTCAAATTCTCTTATTACTGCTTTTTTTACAAGTCCATCAGGATGAACATTATACATATACTGCAATAAATCTTTAGGAATCTCGTTTACCCATTTATCAAGACCCTTATCCTGTATTGTTCCACCGCCTGCCACTAACGCAGGAACAACGTATTCCTCCCATTTTTGTTCTAATTTTAAATCCGGATTTTCACGAATCTTTTTCCATACTTTGTCTTGGTCATCTATCCCACGTAATTCAGCATCATCCTTTATATACAAATCGTGATTAGGATTATTATTATTAAATAATTTTATGAATGTTACTCTTTTATCTCCATCCATATTTTCCATAAGTTCTTTAGCATATCCATATCGTATATGTTCATTCTCTTCGTTATGGTATTTTTCAAACAAATTCCCTTGAAATTTATTCAATTTATTTTTCATAAACGCATAACGATATTCGTAATTTTTCATTGCGTCATATACTTTCGCACCGGTATCTCCACCACCCATACCCATAGCGTAAACTTTCCGCATTTGCTTGTAATTAAGATTTTCCATAAGTAATTTAGTTACTTTTTCCTCTTTTTGTTGGTCATTTAATATGCGGTCGCCTTTTATTTTTTTAAATTCGTCATAACCTTTCATGTTTTCTAAAATTTCCTTTTCAAACGATTCTCTTTTATGTTGTAAATCCATATCTCGGTATTGCGTGCCAACAGGCATTTTATCTGCTATTTCTTTTCTCAAATCATCCAATGCCGCCCTGTCTTTAACCATTTTGAATGATAAAAAATCCTTGCTTTCAAAATTACCCATTTTGTATATATGGTCATAAAGACCTTCATTTTCCGGAATCGATTCTATTTGTTTCGTGTGAACAGTCCCGTCTGGTGTATCACCTGATTCTTCTGACGAAGTTCCTTGAAAATTACTGCCAAAAAAATCTTTCCAGTAAGCAGAATATGTTTCTGTGATTTCTTCATATTCAGGCAATTCCTTATCAATCCCGTTTGATTCCCAACTATTAGGAATTGTTTTTCTTACCAATAATTTATCCATACGATTAAATATTATTTTAACTTGATAATCGGGATATTCTATACCGCTTTCTTTTATTGTTTTCTCGATTTTATCTTTATTTTGTTTATATAGTTTCTCAAATTTATCCAATATATCTTTCGGTATTTTTTTGCCTCTTTCCATACTAACTACAGCTGAATTATGTTGAGCATACGCAAAATTCAATCCATTATCAATTGCGTAAATCTTTCCTTTATCGTCTCTCATAAAATTCTTTGCGTGCCTATCAGACGCACCAGTTATAAAATCAAACATAGCCAATCTAATTCTATCTCCCTTTTTCGTATTCTTTCTGAACATATCCCAATTCCAGCCCAAATCATCAAATGTTTTAGCGTTTTGAACGAAATACTGCAAAGACGCCGGCGTTCCTATATCTTTTTTCTTTAAAAACATTTTATTAACAAAATCAGCATTTAATTTTTTTTCTACTGTTTGAGGGACAACATCGAATCCCAACAAAGTATCAATCTTATACGCAAGAATCTCTCTCAAATATTGTGTCTTATCTGCCACGGTTTGCCTTATGTTTTCCCCTTTGATTCGAGAATCCCTTTCCCCTACTTTTGATTTTAACATTCCTTCCCCATCACCTTTAATGGTAACTTTAACAGCCGAATTAACGCCATTTTTATAATCTTGGCTATACGAGAAATCCCTTTTCCATAAAATAGTTTCAAGCAAATTTCTGTTTTGTTTATTAAATATCTTTTCTTGCGGAATAGTTATTGGTGCTTCCATCAAATACTGTTCCTTTGAGAATTGTTCGTGTGGTGCGAGTTCCGTATCGGATATTGCACCTTTCTTTTTATACTTTTCCCAATGCTTTGCGTGCTTATCGTGAAACGCCGGCTTGTGCTTGCCTTCATCGTGTAACGGCACTTTTGAGGAAATTATTTTGCCTTGGGTGTCCTTATAATAATAAGTGTAATCACCAGGCTGTCCCTCACGTCTCAAATACTTGTGCCCTGCTCTCATCTTGCCTTTTTGCGGTGACGGTTTCATTCCTGACGGCATTGTCACTTTTGGTGCGGATACTTTCGGTGCTGTTGTTGATTTAGCACCGCTTGAAGGTGGTTTTCCCGTTGCGGTAACATCCGCTTTCTCAATCTTTTCCATAAACTTATGTAAAACATATTTATTCAAAAATGCAAGTTTCTGTTTGCCGGTCTCACCATTAAACCGGCCAGTTAAACCTGTTACAGCAAAACAAAAACTTTCAACAAAATCCTCTTTTGGATTACGTTTGGCATACCACCGGACAAAATCTGTGCCTGCTTTGAATTGCCAAGGCGATATTAACGTAGGTGCGTCCTTTTCCCTCAAAACAAGACGCTTATACCCTTTATCCGGCTTATCTGACCCGATTTTTCCCCAACCACTTATACTTGTCCACTCTTTTTTGTCACTGAACCCGTTTGCGTCATCTATTACGTGACCTATTTCGTGGACTGCGACCTGCGTGACTTTGGATATTGAGTGCCCTTTCCCGTCCTCGTATCTTGTTTTAATATCGAATATTTCAGGATTAAGCATGATTTTCTTTTCTGCCTCAATGTATTTCCCGTGATTAGGATAAAGACGTTTGCTCTTACCCATACGTTCATCAAGAATTATCGATTTAACATGGCCTTTTAATACTTTAGCAGGAATTTCTTTCAGGGCTTCCAATAACTGTTTGGCGGTTTTATTGTCAAAATTATCAGATAACGTTATCCCATAGGTTTTCTCGATTTCCTCAACAACGCTGTCATTCTCGGATTTCCTAATTTCCGACAAGCCAAGATTTTCAAATATCTTTTTCTCAATATCAAATAGGGCGTCCGATACAGGCTTGAAAATCATTTCCTCGGCAAGTGCCAATGAACCAATTGAATGCGGTTGCCAGAGTTTACGCAGTTCTTCTTGAATCTTTTTTTTATTTTTTGCTTTTTCTAATAAAGAAAATATTTGGGGAATACTCTTAATGATTTTTTCTTTAGTAACATATTTCCCAATTTTGAACCGTATTTTCATTGAATCACCATAATTGTTTTATAAAATGGCAGGGAACAAAAAAAATAGGGGTTTCCAACCTCACCATATTTTTTTTAATGAACATCATACTGTTCCCTGCCATTTAATTTCTTTAATCTTTTATGTTCTTCTTTATGACAATCCTCACAATAAACTTCACCATTTTCTACGTCCCACATAGGAGTATATTGCATTGCACCTTCATATAAATCCAATAAGGGAAAATTATATTTAATCTCTTCTAATAATATGGAAAAGAGTTTTTTGTGATGAACGTGTAATTTACCGCCCTTATTATGGCAGGATTTACAAGTAAAATCTTTTTTTATACGAACTTCTTGTTTCCATTGTTTATATCTTATTGAATTACGAATTGCTATTGTTATTGGAGTCCTTCCATCTTTATAATTGGGACTTTTCTCGCCGAAACGGTGTATCCCATACATAGGATGGTTTTTGCCTTTTTGATTTTCTAAATTACATTTTTGACACAATTTCGGTTCATAATTTTTTACTTTACGAGTGCTTAATAATTTTCCGCAATTTATACATTTAGGCAAACCACCTTTCCAATGAAAACTATTTATACCTTTTAAGTGGGGTCTTTTTTTGGTTTCGCAAGAACGACATCTTTTAGACCTGTAATTCGTTAATTGTTTTCCACATCCAATACATTTAGGAAAGCCACCTTTCCAATTTCCGTGTTTATTGCCTTTTTCCATTTTTCTGCCCTCTACCCTTTATAACATCTTGGTCTTCGGCCTTTAATTGATTTCTACTAAAACCTCTTCGCCCTCGCTGTCAATTTCAACGACTTCTATCCCATCATCAAGAATTCCGCCCTGCGATTTATGGACAGAATTGACGCCCAAGTGTTCCTTTTCACGTCTTTTTGCGAGCCGTTCCTTTTCGTTCTCTCTGGCCTCTGCGTATTCAGGGCTGGATTTGTCTTTCCCACGCCTTGTCCTGAACGGCATATCAACCCCGTAATCCTCTGCTTTTCCCTCATTAGGAATAACCGGTTTCTGTTCAACGCCTTCAGGTGCAGGAATAGCCGGCTGTGTGCCCTGTTGAGGCGTTCCAGCGTTTTTACCCCCACCTTGAGGTGCAGGCGACCCCCCTGCCGGTTTAGACTGTTGTCCACCCTCTGCACCTTGTTCAGCCGGAGGCTGTTCTGCCTGCTGTTCAGCCTCTCTTTCCTGCTGTTCTTTCGCATCGGCTCGTTCTTGGTCTTTTAGGAATACCTGTGCCAAAACTGCGTGTGCCGGTGCGTCCGCCCAAGCCTGGTTAATCCTTGGCATATCCTCTAACGCCCTTGCCTCGTTTACAGTCATAAGTCCAGCCTGTATTTTCTTGGATGTAATGTCAATTTTGTCTGCTTCGGGCATTGCGTCCGCACCAACCCACTCAAAATAAAGGTCAGTATATAATCTCTGGACAATGTGCTTATTGATTAAATGCTGATAGAATTTCATTAACGGCCACAGCCCTTTATCTTTGCTGAAATCCAGTTTAACCTTGCCCGAATGTTCCATCAAAGGTGCACTGCCTCCACCCTTGATTAAATATCCTACTTCACTTGGGTCAATGCAGAATATCGCACAAGCAGTCTGGATAAGATATTCTATCCATAAATGAAATTCCATATCTTTATTATTTTGTTTAAATGGCACGAAATTCACGCCACCGCCCTTTTCGTCAATTGCCATTACCGGCACACGCCACGCATTTGCTACGCCGGAAACCTGTGCTATCCATGCACGCTTGAACGCTTCCATTGCTTCCGGTGTGTATTTACCGGCAATATTAAGGACACCCTGCGGTATTGCGTTTTGCGTAAAATATTTCATGTTATACTGCTCGCCAAACAGAATAGCCGTCACGGTTTCCATAAGGATTTCTAATGGCGAAAGACCATATCCGAATATATCCATGTCCGTTCTCGGATTCATTACATCATAAACCATTTCATCACGATTGTATTGAGCAACTACTCTGCCGTGTATCAGTTCCTGAACATATTTTACCGGCAACCCATTTGTGTAACTCAATGGCTTGACTTTCTGTTTGCCAGTAACAGGATTAAATTCAACTTCTTCAGATGCGAACTTGATTGTTGCGGCATCAATTGGCCATACCGCAAACGGCTTGCCGTTCACCCTACGCTGTATCTCAAAACAGGTAGCGTCAAGAGTCAAAGTGTCCCTGACAAGTTTACGCATGAACATATCGAAATTATCCTGACGGTCAATCCCTTTATATAAATCCTGCTTCGTGTTTGGCAAACCCGTATTGAGAATGAATTCCTGCAATTCATCAATACGCCGTCTTTCACTTTCAGATGGAACTTTATGAGGGTCTTTGGTGGTTATCCTGAACCCAATATCACCTGGCTTGCGTGTCAACTGTGTGAATGACGCTATCTGGTTTTGCCGAACTTGGATTATTGCGGCAACTGGCTTACAGGAAATTGCCATACGACGAAGAATCTGATACGTGCAACGTGAAGGTTTTGTCCTGCTCCCCAAAAAATCCGGCAAATTCCAAGCATCAATCATCACAGACTTAATTGCCGAATGTTTTATACCGGATTTTTCAAGCTCGGTGCTTTGTAAATTTACAGCCTCTCTTTCAATAGCCTCAATTTCAGATTTTGTTAATCGTCTATTCGGATGTTCCATAGATAAAGAAACACCATCGGGCACTATTCCCGGCTCATTCATTTCAGAAATTTCGCTTTGCTTATATCTGCGTGCCATTTTTATTTACCCCTCTTATTAGCAGAATGAAAATATACAAATATTTCACTCATTCCAAAAGAAAAAGCACAACATCCTAAAACAAATCCTAAAACCAAATATACGCTGTTAATGCTTGCCACTTTGATAACTCCTTTTTTTGTGTCTCTTCTCGTGACAATTCTCACATAAAGTTACACCATTATCTATATTCCAAAGAGGAACATACAACATTGACGCTTCATATAATGATAACAATAGCATATAATTTTTCGCCTCTTCCAACAAAACTATAAAGGGTTTTTTATGATGCACCCTTAAATTTCCACCTGTATTATCATTACAATCTTGACAAGTAAAATTATCCCTGACATACACCATTTGTCTCCATATTTTATATTTAACACTATTTCTTATAGTATCATAAATAGATTTTATTAAACATTCCGGATTTTGCCTTTTGAATAACCCATAACATTTTTTACATAATTTATATTTATTTTTATAATGCGATAATTGTTTCCCACATTTTTCACATTTAGGTAAACCATTTTTATAATTTGGACTATTAGAACCTCGTTTTGCTTTTTCTTTCATTAACAGAATACTTTCTGATTTGTGATGCTTACCTAATCCTCCCAATCCTATATTTTTCTTATGTTTTTCTGATAATTTTTTATTTCTTTTAGCCAAATTAGCACATTCCACCGAATGATATTTTCCCCTGCCTTTTTTAATTACAGATGGTTTTACTTGAAAACTTATTCCACAATATTTGCAAATAACATTTACCTTATGTCCATTTTTATCTTTCATTTTTCTTTTGATACCCTTCTCCCTCATTTTCGAGGATTCTTAAAGCGTGTTTTCTCCCTTGGGAATCCAATATATGATATATGGGGGGCGTTTTGCCCCCTTTGAAGGCCGGATAGGACGTTACCTTATCTCTCGCCTTTTTTTGTTTCAATTCCTTTTTTTCCCGTTTTCCGATATTATAATCCACGCCTGCACCGACACTGATTATATCGGACTTATTCAGCAATATGTAATGTTTTATTTGCATTGTTTTGGTTTCAACGCCGGCTTATCAATATTTCTGGTATTCACACCAACGCTATATTGAACACTGCCGGACTTCGTTTTCTTTGTCTTAATTTTCTTAACTTCCGGCATTGCTTTCCGCAGTTCGTCAGTTACCCGTTCCATAGCAAAACTCTTGTTATGTGCATCAAACACACTCTGGAACGAATAATCGCCATCTCCGACATTCCCCACCAAAGTCAATTCTTCTTCTGTAATGAGACCTTTACCAGCAGATGTCGCTACCAAAGCGTCAAATTGTTCAGAAAGCGTAATGAGAGCCATGTTAATTACCGCCAATTTATCAGGGTCGCTTTCATACATTTGAGCCTGCTTTTTCAGCAAGTCCATTTGCAACATCATTATACAAAGGCGTTTATATGGCACTTTCTTTTTCGGGTCTTGGCCAGCAACCAAAGAACCGCCTACCTGTTCAATTTTCTGTGCCTTTGTCCATTCCTCTTGAATGGATTTAGCAACCGATTCTGTTACCATTGGCTGTGGATTAAGGCGAATTCTATTCCTCACCTTGTCTTGTATATTCCATTTAACTTGGCTGATAAGATAGAGCATTGACCGCTTGAATTTGGCGTAATCCGACAAGGTTTCAGCAATACATTCAAGACCAACCTTGTCAACAACCGCTTTGAGTTTGTTTTCGAGACCTTCAAATTCGGACGTGAGTTGTTTCCTGTATTCCGCCTCGATTTTTTCCATTTTCTTGTAATTCTCGTTGCTTTCCTTGTTTATTTTATCGCCCTCTATGTAATGCTTTTGCCGTTTCTCATCAATCTTGGCTTGGTCAGTCGCTACTTCTTTAATATCGTCCTCAAACTGACCGATAATACGACCTGCACCCTCGCCATCGCCCTTACGCAAGTTCAACGGAATGCGGACATCCGATTTAAGAAAAGAATTATTCTCAATCCTTTCTACGACTTTTTCGTCAAATGACTTTGCCATTTTAGTTTCCCCCTTTTAATTTTTTACCGTAAACCAGCCTTAAACATATTTTCAAGAATCTCTTTCGCCTGTGTCGTGGCTTCAGCATCGCCCATATCAGAATATTGGGATTTAAGGTCACGTTCAACGCCTTTCATCCTTGATTCAACCCACTGTTCATCCACGGCAGACATAGACTTTTCCGTTTTCTTTTCCTCTGCTTTTTTCTCGAAATGTTCAGCGTGTTTCGCCTCGTCTTGCGACATTTTCTTTAATGCTTGCTTTTCTTTCGGGTCTTTTTCCTTTTCCGACATTTTCTCGTATTCTTTCGACCCTGCCGTTTCCTCTTTAATGTGTGCTTCCGGTGACGCTTTTTCTATAACCCTGCTTTCCGGCATAAATGGCTCTTGCTGGTTAAGTTTCAAATCACCTTTCTCAATCCGTTCAGCAAGTATATCATCCTCGCTTTTCTGAACTTTATGAGGTTCGTGCTTTGCCGTTGCAACAGCAGAGGTTTTCATTTTCGCCCTCTGTTTTAACTGCGTTGACGACTTGACTTTCTTGGTTTCCGGCCTTCCAGTAGGCTTTTCAGCCTCTTTGGTTGGTACACTGTCCTCTTTCTTAACAACCTTTTTATCCGATTCAACTTGAGCTTTCTTGTCCTTTGCTTTTTTATATAAATATCTCCACCGACCAGTATTTTCGTCTTTAACACGAGTCATGTAGCGATGTGGATATTTAATCTCGCCAGGCAGAGATTTGAACATATCGGCAAAAACTTCCGGCAAAGATTTAACTATCCCGAACTGCTGTGCGATATTGGATTTGAGAATACTTTCCGGCACAAGAGATTCCTCGCTTTTTGCAAATGTGAACCGCCCTCCGGCAGAAAGATAGTTAATTATCTGCAACGTGTTGGCGATTTTCTCGCCCTTGGTCAAACCTGAATCGAGAACATCTTCACGTTCAATTTTCAGATACAACCTTTTGTCCTGAATATACGAAGGCGTGGATTTTTCCAGTTGTTCACAGGCCGTAATAAGGTCGGCAAGAGATTTCTCTGACTTCTTGGAAAACTTACCCCCCATTTTTTGATACACACTGTTGACCAACTTCCAGAACCGAGGATTTTCCTCGCTAAATTTATACTGCTTTTTTACAGACGCTTTGGCTTCATTCCATTTCGATTCATTTACAGCACCCTTTGGCATAACCATTTCCCCCTTTTATTTTGTTCTCATAACTAATTGCCCTTTACCATCCAATATAAAATCGTAACCGCCGAACTTTGCTAATTTTTCTTCAACTTCAACAATTTTTCCATTAACAAACAGAAAAATATTGCCTCCCTCTAAAATCCATTCAACCCTATCTTCCGGCAAAACATTTCGCACCTTGCAATTTAATACTGTCGTGAATGAAAGAACCAAATTTCCCTCGGTATCCCTGCCCATCTGCGAAGGGATTACCTTTATGTCACGAGAAAAGGCTGTCGGCTCGTTCATACCAAGACTCCTTGTTTTTCCAATAATTCCTTGAAATATGTTTCCCAATGCTTTCTGTTTTTCTTTGTTTTGCTATGGCATCTATTACACAAAGGAATCAAATTTTTAGGGTCATTGTTTTTCTTATTAGAATCAATATGGTGAACATCTAACGCTTGATTACATTCAATTTCCGGAACTCCACATAATTGACAAATACGATTATGCCTATTTCTAATGGATTCTTTTAATGCGTTATTGAATTCCAATGGATATGGTTCACGACTTTTACCATCAACATAATTGGAATTATTTTTACCAGTATTATTTTTACTTTGCTCTATCGCATAACATCCATAACATAATTCACTTCCATAACTTTTTAATTGCGTCCCACATCCTTTGCATTTTGGTTTTCCTTTTTTATAATTTGGATTTTTTTCTCCTCTTATTCCATACATAGGATTATTTTTACCTGTATTCCATTTAACGTAACAATCCCAACATCTTTTAGTTTTACAATATTTAGCCAATTCATTTAGCGGTTTTCCACAATCCACACAATATCTTTTATTTTTCTTTTTCCATCCACCCTTAAAATTAGGATTCTTTTCCCCGCTTAAATCAGGACGTTTTTTACCTTTAATACTTTCTACCCAACATTTTTTACATAATTTAGTGCCATAATTTCTCAATGGTTTTTCACAATTTTGACAATTAGGTTTACTCTTAAAATCAGGATTATTTTTACTTTTCTCCCATTTGATATAACAATCCCAACACCTTTCGGCATTATAATCACTTAATAGTTTACCACAATCAATACATTTATTTTTTCCATCTTTATAATTAGGACTATCTTTGCCAGTATGTGATTTCCCATAACATTCTATACATAATTTAGTTTTATAATGACGTAATATCTTTCCACACTTTTGGCATTTGGATTTTCCATGTTTATAATTAGGATTATTTTTCCCTACCATATTTTTTTTCATACAAGCACTCCCGAATCAATCATCAGACTTTTACATGAATGCTTTTTTTGACAGTTAAAACACTTCTCGTTTTCCTGATATTTTTCCCCATAGCATTCCCCATTAGTAAGTATAGTCCCCTTAACCGTGCTTCTTGCTAATATTCCAGTTAAGTCTCCATAGCCAGGAACATCCGGCAAGGTTATGGAAACTTTACGTTTCTGTTTTATCGCATCCTCAATCTCTCGTCCACCATCCCAGAATTCTGACTTTGGCATTGTGCTAATTTTACCAAAACCCGTGACTGCATAATTAAGAGAATGTGCAAAATGGTCTTGTCCCATCGAAGCGATGAATTCTCCCACCTCTCCTGTTTTCTCATCAATGTCTTTTACAGACACGCAATTACATAAATGTTTTATAAATGTTTGAAGTAAAACTATATCAATCCCACGAGGTAAAATTATTTCGTGACTACGAAAATATGATAATGTCAATTTAAGAGAGTTTGTTCGGTCGATGGAAACCTTTCCTTGTTCATCTTGAAATGATGGTTCGAAAATCTTACTTCCTCTTTCCACGGAAGGATACCAGCAGGAATACACTTTTTCAGGAAACATTTTTAGCAATTTGGAATTTCGGTCACGACCATAGCCTGCGTCGCATACAACAATATCTGCATCGTAATTTTCTATGATTCTTTTTACGGATTCAACGTGTTCATCTGGGTCATTGGCAGTAATCTTTTCAAGACCAACTATTAAAATTTTACCTTTATACGAAGTAACTATAGTTACCCAAGAAGTATCTCCCCAGTCAACCCCGACAGCAACACGCCCATAGAAGGATTCGCTCACGGGCATAAATAAATGACCATTATCTGTTATACAACTGATTATCTGCCCTTCGGTCACAAGTATATTGTCACCCAAATAGGGTATTCCTAAACAGTAATTAAAGAAGAGTTGTTTGAATGGGTAGTCCTCTTGTTTCTGCCAAAGAATTTGTGCCGAAATCCACGGAGCATCTAATTGTGAAATTTGATAGAAAGAATTTCCTTCTGTTGGAAATTTCGCAACCCATTCGCCCTGCCACCTGTCCTCGACTCTTAATTCTTTATCACAATATTTACACACGTAAATATGAATTCCTAATTTATTTACTGATATTGAAGTTTTGCCTGCAACATCCTCATCCGGTAAAAACGACATTGTTTGAGATTTCCCACAATGAGAACACTTAATAAACCAGTGATATTGTTTGGACTTATTCCATCCTACATCAACCCCGAAATTAGGGACAGTAGGCGTGGATATATCACGTATCCAACCCCACTTCGACGACTGCAAACTTTCCTCAAATGCTATTTTAATACGGGGGTTCATACGGTCAAGTTCATCGAAGAAAGTGCAGTCTGTATCGATACCTTCACCCAACCGTTCCAACTGGCCTGACCGCAGGAACATAAATGAGTCACGGATTTGTTTCAAGTTTACGTTTTGTATTTGACCTTTCAAGGACAGTAAATATTTACTTTCGTCAATAGCAGGTGCAACACGTGTATTTGAAAAGTCCTGAACCTGCCTGCCGGACGGCAACGTATAGCAGACCTTTGAATGGTTGTTGGTATCAAGAAACCATAGGGCTTCTGTAACGCAAATCTCGGAAACCCCAACCTGCCTGCATTTCCTAAATCCTTTATATGGACTGTTATCTTCAAGTGGTTGAATTAGGAATGGACGTTTTTGAACAAGACTTTCCCCATCGAACACATAAGGTTTACCTTTAAGTGTCCGATTATTGATAGACCATACGTAGGACGACATATTTGACATTGTTTTTACTACGGTTGCCTCGTCTATATCAAGTTTGTCTTTTTCGATAACAGTAGTAGAATTATTGCCAATTTTAGGTGAACAGACCTCGGCAGTTTCGTAATCCTTGGCGATTACCTCGTCAAAGTTTGTCAGTTCCTGACATATCGCTTTCTGTTTTATTTTTCTCATTTAATCCTTCTTGGTCGCTTTTCCGTTCTTGAACAACCTGCGTATACAGGATGTTTTTCCCGTGTTCAATAACCATTTTGATAATCTTGTGCTGACTGTGACGAAACACGTATGCAATTTCTCTAATGACAGCATCGACATCACCGACCTTTTCTGCCGTCCCTAATCTCTCGTAGGTGACGTGCTTGATAATATTTCCTTTCCCGTCATCCTGTATGACAGTCTCGTTTACAAGCATTTAAGTAATATACCCATTTGTTCTCAAAGTTTCAAAAATGGTATTAGCCAATGCACGAGCAAAAACTATCTGGTCATCACCAGTCTCACGAGAACTTGCTACATTAATAGCATACGAATCCCCAATCTTTACAGTCTTTGTTCCCATATCAGGAATAGGAACAGTTATTCCTAATCCATTCATAACAGTCACAGTTGCCTGCAATAATTCTATGATATACGAAATCGGGTTCTGATTCGCATTAGGAACAAGTTTGGGTGCAGAAACAAAAATTCCGTTAGCATTCAACGCATACAGGCATTGGTTGACCGTTGCCTGAATATCGGAAACAGAATCCGGCAACTCGTATTTCTGTAATGCCGGTAACGGCGTAAATGCGTGAGTAGTTGAAGGGTCAAGAGCGTGAACGGTTTCCAAAAGTATCTTGGCCACCCTTTTCACTAAACCGTCAGCGAAATGAGCAGTTTCGGAAAGTCCCTTGGTTGCCTTTTTTGTTAAGCCATCAGCAAAAGCAACACTCTCGGAAAACAATCCCTTACCTACTCTTTTCACTAAACCGTCAGCGAAATGAGCAGTTTCGGAAAATCTTTTACTATCTGCTTTCGCTATTGAATCGTTTTCGGCAATGCTATCGCTTAAAGATAAAGGTATATCGGCCATTTTATCCCCCTTATAAATAAAACACCAGTTCGGAACATCCGACAGCCGAAAGACCGTCGGACGTCCGAATTGTGGTGTTCTATTTTACGAGATTGTTACCTGCCAGGTGATTGTCAGCGTGTCGCCAGTATCTTTGCTGATAGGTGCGAACACTTGACGAGCAAACAATGTTCCGCCAGTTACAAGACTCCACAGTCCTGCTTCTGCGATAATCTGCAACGTTGCAGGATTACCGGCGGCGAATACACCGATTGCCTGATAAACTGCACCGGCAGAAGTAATCGTGTTCGTTGGGCGTGTTCCAACTGCCGCTCCCAACGCCACATTACCCACAGCCAATGGTAGAATAGTTCCGTCGTCCGTCCCTATTGCCATAAACGGCATAAACGGTGCGGCATTTGTTGCCGCCGCCATAAATGCGGCAAGAGCAGTTTTGCCGGCAGTCACAACAAGGTTATTAACCTCACGTGTTTCCTTGACTTTGCCGTCCTTACCTGTCAGCACGGCGGTAAATTTACCCGTCGCCTTAATACCCTCTTTCAAACTATCCTTGTCTCCCATTTCTATTTCCCCCTTTTTATTTGTCGAACTGGTTCGACAAATGTTTTATGCTATATAAGTGGCCGTCCTTAACGCATTGAATAATGCGATGGCCGTTTTTGTTGCCAGAACTATTTGGTTATCGTTGGTATAGGCAACATTGCCTATAACTGTTGCATTCTGTCCACCAATACTTTTGATTGTGTCACCAAAAGTAGGCAGAGTAAAAGCAATGGATTTAGCGACCATTGCCGCCTCAACTGCCTTGTTGAGTTTTATCAATGTATCAATCGGCGTGTCGCCGGCAACGTAGGTCGGTAACGTCACAGTAACGCTATTTGCTACGAGTGCAGAGATGCACTGGTTGATAATACTTTTGCATTTTGAAATATCATCATTTATTTCCAGTCCGAACAAGGTCGAACTTGGTGACTGCGGGACTACTGGCATTCTTAATTCACCCCCTTATGATTTATGAAACTTATCCACAACTTTTCCACAACTTACTAACATATCTTACCCTGATTATACCACAAGATATTGTATTGTCAAGTCTTTTTACAATAAAAAAGCCGTTCAGGGAATTATCCCCAAACGGCTAATATATTATAATATATTATACTTTAAATCGTAACTATCTGCAAATCCGTAGTCTTTTCCGGTTCAGCACCCTTTTCCAGAATAGCAATCCTGCGTCCTAAAATTTTTGATGTGAAAGAATAATCAGTGGTTATCAATGTCATACATTTATTTTCCATGCTATGTGTCAAAACACTTGTATCGTGGCCACGAATAAGAAATTTCTTATTAACCGCATCCAACCTCGCCTGGAATCTCTCTTGATATTGAGATAGACTTTTAAGATTTTCCAACCGTCCCCAAGTAATATCCTCGAATCTGGATGACGTCATAGTCAATTTAATATCGTTTATTTCTTTAATATCGTTGAGAAATGGTAGCATACCGTGCAATGCAATAATACCACCAATTGAAACAGCCAATGGCAACTTACTGAACTTATCAGCATAATAATTATATTCCTGCGAATTAGGAATAAGACTTTCAGACCAGTCTGCCGGACTAAATTCACCCATAAAGTATGTTTCGTGATTACCCATCAATAAAATGACATTTTCGGGATAACGGTTTCTTAATCCTAAAAGAAAGTCGATATTTTCCTGTGATTGATTACCCCTGTCAACGTAATCCCCCAAGAATATAAGACGTTCAAGGTCTGGCGGAAACATTTCAACCACCTTTTTTGTGGCCTCAAAGTCCCCATGCGTATCCCCAATGAATATCGTCCGCCGGTCGTTATCCAGTTCCAGTAATTTGTCCATCTTCCCTCACCCCGACTACATTATAACATATTATACTATATTTGTCAAGTAAAAAAACAACTATTTAAGCAGTCTTTGGGGCGGATTTGGACTGTTCGTAAGCCTGTCTCTGTTTCTCAAGAATCAGTTTTTTGTTCTTTTTATAATAACTGCGACCATACTTCTTAATATATTCTCTGTTATTTATATAATTCTCATGCTTTTTCCCTTTTAATACACTCTTATTCTTTAAGTAATATTCTTGTTGAAACTTTTTTATCTTGTTTTTGTCACGTTCACGCCATGCCTTGTATTTATCCGGATTATTTTTATAAAATGACTGACGATAATCCTTAAAATATTCCCTATGTTCAGCGTAATATTTCTTGGAATGTGCATTCAAATATTTTTTATGGACAGCATAATATTTCAGAAAATATGCTTTCCTGTATGCTTTCATATCGTCTGTCTTTTTAATTTTCTTTGTCATAGTTTCCCTTTTTATTTGCAAGACACGGCGAATTCACCCATCCGCCGGTGGAATGACCCACCTATTGTCCTATAGGCTTTTACGTGTCTTATTTAATCGCAGGGTCGTTTTCACGGACAGACCTTCAAAGTGCTGTCCAACCCACGAATAAATATTATTTTTTATTCTTTTCTTTCTCTTTCAAATAATAATCGCAATAATCAAGATTGCTCTTAATTTTTGCCTTACAGTCATCTGTTGCGTCGGCAAGTAAAGAAGCCTGTTCAAGCAATACCTTTGCTTTTTCTAAATCAACAGTGCTATCTTTCTTATGTGCCTTTATATACATAAATCCTGCGTCGTTAAGCATCCAAGCCTGAATATCTAATCGGCCAAGACCAAACGCCTGTTTTTCTGCTTTAAGAAATTCCTCAACTGCTTCCAGTAACTTTCCTTCCGCTTCCAATTTCCAAGCGGCGTCACGGTGTAGTTTAAAACCATCCCAAGAAATTTCCTCTTTGGCAACAGGTGCAACAACAGCAGGTGCTTTCACGTCAGCCTTTGGTGCAGGTGCTATGGCTTTATCACCGGCATTAACGGCAACCGCCAAAAAAATCATACCTACCCAAATCATAATTACTTTTTTCCAATCCATTTCGTTTTCACCCCCTTTTCTTTTAACCATTTTTCTTACTATCTCTCCTTATTATCCAAGCAACAATGCTTATCACCAATAATAGCAAAACTATTTTTATCGGCACAAAATTATTATGAATATATGTTTTTATGTCCATGAACCAGTTCTCACTTCGGGTTCTACCCAGGGTAACTGTAATGTCCTAAAAATATCAATTTCTTCCTTTATGTTTGACAATGGTTCGGGCGGAAATTCATCATCACCTGTATTTGGGGATAACCTACAAAGTCGGGCATTCTTACTACAGAATCCCTTTGTTCTAATAAAACACATAAAACTGTGAATCCACTCTGCCGAGCCGGTTCTGATTAAGAAATTCATGGCATAAGTTTCTGGTGTGCATAAAAACAGGTCTATTTTTTCGCCCTCATAATTAAACATCCAATACTTATCTTTGCCTTTAATGAGTTTGATATTGTTGTCTTGACGCCATTTTTCAAGAGTCCAAAAAGGAACAACCACTAATTCGATGTCGTGAGGGTCAACCTTTTTACGTCTCACTCCACCAGCGATTTCCACCCGTGAACAATACGGTTTTATTTCGCCAATCAATTTATTCGTTATTGTCAATGCCTGATTATAGTTCATGGCGTTTTCTCATTCTCATTTGCACCCAATACGGTTTTCCATAATTCGTTTTGTTCAGCAAGACGCTTGGCTTTTGCCTCGGTTTCTTTTGCGTCGCCTTTCTGATAATACGGACAACCCTGAAATTGATGTGGAGTGCAAGAATAAAAAAACTTGCAACCACGGCATTTATTCCGTGTAAAAAATTTTCTGATTTTCTTTATAATATTCATTTTGTCCTCATTATACCATAGATTTTACTTTTTGTCAAGTAAAAAATCTACTTGGCTTTGCGTCTTTCCAATTGGTGTAATTTCCTCGCCGTCTTATTCTTGACCCTACGCCGATTATATTTCCTTTGGATGTAATGTAAATAATGATTAGCCTTTACCGGTTTATTTTGTTTCTTTTTTTTTGCCATTTTCAATCCCTCCAATGTTTTTCGTCAAGCGTCGGGAACAAAACCATTGCTACTACTTTTGGTATTTTATCCCCGTGTCTTGCAACATCCTCATATTCCTCGCTATGATTATACCCTGGCACGGCATCACAATACGCTGACCAGTCCCAATGTTCCTCATCGAGTTTATCTATCATTGCCACCGCAAGAACCCTTGACGCAAGAGCAACATATCTATAAGTCCTTTCCATAGTTACCACGTCTCCCTTTTATATTTGAATTTAATATTTTTCTTTTTTGCTTTTCTCAAATATCCACACATAACGCAATACAATTCCCTTTTTGTGCAATCATAAAACATTGTTTCTCCACATTTACGACATTTGTGTTTCGTTGTTCTCGACCTGTTTGCACCTGCTATAACCATATTTTACCTTTAAAGTTTTTTCCCACAAAACGGACAATAATTTATTAGCCACCATCTGTTTCCATTGTCTAACCAAAACCAACCATTCAACTCTTTCCACCTTATATTTTTGTAATAAGTAACACATTTTCTGAAATCATTACAGCAATAACAGCAATATTTTTTCCTTTTCATTTCCCTGACAACTCCGATTGTTTTCTCAACCAAATCATCAGGCAAAAATTAGCAATATGTATCAATTTTCTGCCATCATTTTTCTCTGTATTAGTCGAATAATATTCGTGAACTTTCTTGTTTAATTCATTCTCCAAATAAGAACGTTCACAGATTTCCCAACTCCGACCTTTATCTTTATGTTCCAAAAGCGTTCTGGCCATTTCAGCGGTAAAAGACTTGAATTCCGACAATGTAAAACCTGTCAATTCCATCAATTCATTTTTTTCCTTTTTCATTTTGTGCCTCCTTATGTTTTTTATATTCTTTTTCCCATTCTGCCAATGTCTTGTGAACACACCGACAAAGAATTATTGACCCACCCCTTACCTTTCCTAATTGCCCTGTGCCGTAACAGTGTTTGCAATTATCTTTTGCCGTAATCTTGAAAAGAATCTCACCCTGTTTATCTGTTATTTTTATTTCCGGCATTTTTCCTCCTTGATTTATTCTTTTGTATATGCCAACAATTCTTATTGTCGGGTTCATACCCTTCGTGGTCACATTTCGGGGTGCACAAGACCTTGTATCCGGCCTCACAACCCTCACACCCATCAGAATCGCAAGGCATTAAATCCGACAATTAACAAGCACATTCACCGAAATCATTAAACAACCCACTATATCCGTGTTTCCCCAACCAATCTTTAACTATTTCCTTGACTGTCATTTTTCCTCACTCTCCTTTTCATAAAATAAATCCGTTTCGTAAAATTTTTCTGTTTCATCAACTTCTATTTCATTAAATAATTCCGGCTGATAAACAGTTCGTCTTATTCTCCTTTCCGCCATAATAATATATTTAGGATTAAGTTCTATTCCGATATAATTCCGGCCAAGTGATTTAGCGACGGCAAGTGTCGTTCCCGAACCCGCAAAAATATCCATTACAATCCCGTCTTTCGGACACCCTGCCTTAATACATAATGTCGGCAACTTCGGCGGGAACGTGGCAAAATGCGCTTCTCTATATGGCTTTGTGGTGATTGTCCATACGGACCGGCGGTTACGCATTAAATATTGTTTATCTGGTTTTCCTTCTGCACGGAGTTTATGGAAAGTATTCGGCTCTTGTCCGTCGGATTGTAGATTTTTATACTGTTTCCCTTCCTTGAATTGCAACTCCGGCATAATGCCTGTATGTTCGTTGCTGTATGTTGGCCGTTCTTTGTCAATGGAATTATATGGTCTCTCGTTAAGGGTCTCTTTTTTTTGCATATTGCACAAAGATAATTCTGCCCTTTTTTTATCTTTCCCCATTGTTCGGACGTTAGGTCGCAAATTGTTAATTCTATCATCGCCCTTCTTTTGTGACACCCACGTAATAAACTTTCCCTTCCCTTCGGAGTCATTTGATATTTCTTTAACGTCTTGCGAAACTTTTTGCTTTTGGAATATTTGTCCATTACCTTTTTTCTTTTGCCCGATTTCTTGTAATTCTCCACATATTTCTTTATGTAATTCTGCCCTGTTTCTGTTGCAAGCCATCGCTTGCGGATTTTCGCCATCTTCTCCGACCTGCTGTAAGCCAATCGCTTCGCTCTCCCGTGAGGACTGTGATTGTATTTCATCTGTGCTTTTCTCAAAGAGTTCTTCATATTCTCCATTATACTCGCTTATCGCCTCATTGTCAACTGCTTTTTCTTGAATTGCGAAACTGTCATAGTAATATCTCGCACTTTTTGTCAGCAAAAATATATATTCGTGACTCTTGGTGCATCTATCCGTCACGCTTTCCGGCATTGGGTTCGGCTTCGCCCACACAATGTCTTGACGAAGATACCAACCATCGGCTCTTAAAGCAAATGCAACAGACCAGGGGATACCACAAAGGTCTTTAGTTTTAATTATAGGGTGTGGTGCATCCTTTGTCATATTACGACCATCCAAAGTTCCTTTGTTCGTTTCTTGCTTTGTCCCTTCCAAATTTGTATTACTTCCTTTCCATCCTCCCCCATAATAAGAATCACCAAGATTAAGCCAACAAGTCCCCTCTGGTTTCATCACTCTCTTGACTTCCCTGAATAGATCCACTAACTTTGATACATATTCCTCTGGCGTTTTCTCTAACCCTAATTGCCCGTCAACACCATAATCCCGTAAACCCCACTAATAAGGCGGAGAAGTTACTATGCAGTCTACAAAGTCATTAGGCATCTTGCATAGAACCTCCAAGGCATCACCTTGGTGGATTCTATTTATCCATTCCGTCATAAATATCACCTCCTCAATAATTATTATCCTTACAGGCATTATAAAGTAAATCCCTGTAAGCAAGAATATCCGACGACATCAATCTTGACTTTCCTTTACTACGACCTCCTTTATTCCCTCCTCTTTCCGAAGTTTTTATATTATCTTTGCTTTTCCTTAATTGCATTATTAAGTTTACATTTTTATCTTTTATTAACAAATATGGCAAAAGTTCTATAATTTCTTCTAATTCATTAACCGTGTAGTCAGTATTAAGATTATCTGCATGTCGTAAACAAAGTATCAATAATCCAGCCATTATTTCATCATCATTATATTTACGCCGATTTAATTCATCGTATATTGGCTTAAATAACGGATGTTTTAACACTTCTTGTAAAATCATCATCGCTCATACCCCCTTTTGAGCAAGTCTTTAACTGCTCTTTGAGTTCCTTGTTTTCCTGTTCAAGTTTTGCTACTAGTTGTTTATGTTTTTCCCAGCATCGTTCACAATTTTCTTCAATTCCAAACTTATCTTCATAGGTTAGTCACCTCTCCCTTTTAGATTTTTGCTTCATTTCTTTTTCTTCTTCGGCTTCTATGTATTCATAATGGAATTGTCCGGAGAAATCGCACCAACATCTATCTTCCGATTTACTTCTTCCGTAATGTGGCTTACCGCAAATATTACATACTGGAACTCTTATCTGTGTCATTTCCCCTTCTCCTTCCCCTCTGCACAGGCACGTAGAAACTTTATGAACGCTTCGTATTCCTTTCTGTGTTGATTTTTCTTATCGGGGTATGTTTCCTTTGTTCTTTCCGCAAACTCTTTCAGCGTTCCTGACCAGCAACCACACCACACTTTATCATCATCATAGCAATAGGTTGTCATACCTTTACGAGAGCCTATACGAGATACTTGGATATATTGTTTTGACAGGTCAGCCCGCGACAGGTTAGCCCACGACAGGTCAGCCCACGACAGGTCAGCCCGCGACAGGTCAGCCCACGACAGGTTAGCCCCCGACAGGTCAGCCCCCGACAGGTTAGCCCCCGACAGGTTAGCCCACGACAGGTTAG